TTCCAGCGCCAGCAGGGCGACGGCGATTTCGCGCTCATCGTCGCTGAGCGCGAGCATGGCGGTCTCTTCTCGCACGGCGGCAATCATGTCGCCGCTGGATTTCAGCCGGGCGTCGACGGCGGCTTCTGCGTCCCAGTCGCGCTGGGCGCGGGCCATCGCGGCTTTGGCTTCTTCCTCGGCAGCTTCAATAGCAGCCTTGGCGGCGTCAGCAGCAGCCTTGGCGGCGGCCTGGTCTGCCTGCTCTTTTGCCGCTTTGGATGCGGCCGTGCGCGCAATCGCCGCCTGCGCGGCCTTTGCGGCAGCGTCCTGAGCAGCTTTTTCGGCGCCCGTCAGCTTTGCGACTGCCTGTTGGTACTGCTCCAGGCTGATGCGGTTTGCCGCGTAGTCGTCGCGCAGCTTCAGGACCGCAGCGTTCCTTTGCGCGTTGACGCCCAGCGCCTCCTGCACCCGGGTGTTGGCTTCCTGCGTAGCCTGTGCTTCTTGCTGCACAGCGGCAGCCACGGCGCGGCTGGCCTCGGCGCGGGCCCGGGTGCCGGCAGTCACCTTGTGCCCCGCCACCTCGATGTCGACCAACGCCTGGCGCAGCCGTGCCAGTTCGGCCGCCCGGCCCGCGGGGTCGCGAAGTTCGGCGCTGTCGTAGATACTGGGCGCCCCCTCCAACTGCTTGATGCGGTTGCGGATGCCGGTTTCCGACTCTTGGAACCGGTTGGCTGCGTACATGGCGCCGCCAGTCACCGCACCGATGCCCAGCAGCGCCAAGCCGACGTGGTTGGCTGCCATCACGGTGTTCAGTGCGGCCAATGCGCCGCCCACTGCTGCAATGCCGCCCACCACCTTGACCGCCAGCGCCGTGCCGTAAAGCGCCGCGCCGGTGGCTGCCGCAGCGCCGAAAGTGGCCGCCAGGATGCCCAGCGGCACTTGGTATTCCTTGACGAAGCCCGCGATGGCCGTGAGTCCATTCCCCACGCCGACGAGCGCCTGGGATAGGCCCTTGCTTGCCCCCGTGGCCTGGTCGATCTCGCTGATGAAGCGCGTTGTCGCGTTGCTCAGCACGGTGAAGCTCTGCCCCACCGTGGAGGTTGAATTCTTCACTTCCTCGGCGAGCTGCGGCGCCGACTTCATCAGCGCGCCAACGACCTGCTTAGCGGAGAGTTCGCCCTGCTCGCCCATGCGCCGCAGTGCGCCGATGGGCACGCCCAGGCCGTCGGCCAGTGCCTGCGCCAGGCGCGGCGCCTGTTCCATGACGCTGTTGAGTTCCTCGCCCCGCAGCACGCCGGAACTGAGGCCCTGGCCCAACTGCACCAGCGCGGCCTGCATGCCCTGCGCGCTGCCGCCACTGATGGACATGGCGTTTCCGATGGCCTCCACCACCGCGACGTTCTGAAACCCGGCCCGTGCCAGCGTGGCATACACCGAACCCAATTCGGTGAAGCTGGTGCGGGACCGCTGGGCCGCGCTGAATAGAGACTCAAAGGCCGCGGCGGCGCGCTCGCCGCCGCCCGTCGCCAGCTCCAGCCGGTTGCGCAGCGTGGTCACGGCGTCGGCCGCTTGTATCGCCTGGCGCGCCATGTTGGTCAGGGCAGGCACCACGAAGCCAAGGCCAAGCCCGTAATGTCCGATCTTGGCAACCGCCTTCGAGGTGCGGTCCATCGATTCGCCGGCCTGCCGGCTGGTCTTCTCCATGCGCTCCAGGTTGCCGCTGATGCTATTCAGGGCCTGCTGCGTCTGCTGCTGGCCCTGCGCGAGCAGCTGGATGACCACCTTGGACAGTCCAAGCGTCATAGTGCACACTCCACGGTATGACGTTCACCGTGCTCTTCGGCGTTCCGGCCTTCTTGGCCTTCTTCCTGGTGATCCTGGCCACGATGTGGGCGCCGGCCGCCGTGCCCTTGCTGGCCGGGCTGGCGTTGCTGCTGGGCCTGCTCGCCGTGCTGGCCTTCGTGCTTGAAGCCCTGGGCTTCCTGGCTGGCGCAGCGCGCCTCCTGTTGCGAGTGCCGCGCGACTGAAGCCTCGGCGCGCGCGGCCTCACCGGTCTGCTGATTTCTTTTCAGCCCACGCATCGAGCGCCGCGCGCTCCATGACCTGCAGGTCGCCGAAGTGCTGCCGCCTGCGGCGCGGTCCGCCTGGGCGCTGGCGCAGCAGCGCTTCCACGCCAGCGTAATCCAGACCCACCGGCGCGCCTTCCAAACCGTGAAAGCGCCACTGGGTTTGCACTGCAAACCACAGGTTGAGCGCGGCCACGTTCTCAGGCCACAACCAAAAGACGCGCTCCTGCTCGGCCCGCGCGGGCTCGGGCGGCAGCAGGCCGAAGGCGGCCAGGGCTGCGTTGCGGTGGGCGTGCTGGTCGGGTTCATCGGGCTGCAGGATGTTCAGTTCGCCGCGCGCCAGCAGCCGCGCGGCCTCCCTCAGTTTTTTGCCTTGTCCGCGCTTGCGGTCGTGGCGCCGGACACAAGGGCGTCGAACACCTTCTTGGCCATCAGCGCCCGCAGGCCGACCACTGAGCACATCACATCCATTGCCTCGGGGCCGTAGGCCGCAGGCTGAGCGTCGTCCATCACCAGCTGCTGGCCGCGCCAGCCAACCACATGGTCGGCCAGCCTCTCGCCGAGCGCCTTCAGCTCTTCGGCGTCCAGGCGCCGGACCGAAAGCGTGAACGTGAACGGCAGGTCCTTCGCCCCGTCGCGCAGGCTGAACGCGATGGGTACGTCGATGTGGGAACCGATTTTCAGGGTGTACTTCATGGAAGGGCTCAGAAGCTGGTGATGATGCGAACTTCATCGTTGCCCGCGGTGCTGGGCACCAGGCGCATGTCGAAGCTCACCAGGCGCTTGCCGTTGGCTTCGGCCTTGGCCGGGTTGATCAACTGCACGTTGGGCAGCCAGATGCCGACTTTCTGGTTCGCGACCGTGCCGTGCAGCAGGCCCACGGTCTGCAGCGTGCCGGCCTCCACGGCCTGCATCAGCGTCACCTCTTGCGCGGCGGTCAGGTCAAGCGTCACCTTGCCGGTGGCCGCGCGCTGGGTCAGGTCCACCGTCTCGCCGCCGAGCAGCGCAGTGAAGTTCACCGAGTTGCCCATGTCGATCTCGATGCCCTGCGACGGGTAGCTGGTGCCGCCCACGAAGGCCGGCGCCACGGTGGCGTTGTGCGTGGCGCCGAACGTCATGTCTTGCGTGTTCGCGTCAGTCACCACCATCGGCGTCTTGAACGCGGTCAGCGTGACCGCCGGGTTGGTTGCAGCGGTGGGCGTGCTGTAAATGCCGGTGAACTTGAAGCTGGCCACCGGCCGCTCGCCCACCTTCATCATGATCTGCACATTGCCGCGGCAGCCGCGCGCAACGTGCAGCACGCCGTCGTCGTACCAGTAGATGACGCACGACTTGATGCTGGTGCTGACCGGCGTGTAATCCGCGCGGATGGTGGCCGTGAGCGTCTGCACAAAGGCGCACGACAGCAGCGCGGGCGCCCAGGCCGGCGCCGTGGCCACGGTGCCGGACCCGGCCAGCTCGAGGTCGAAGCCCATCTCGACGTAGCGCGTGCCGAGCAGCTGCTCGCTGCCGCCCAGGTAGGGGCGGATCAGGTCGCGGTCCACGTTCTGCGCGTTGATGGCCGTGATGCTGAGATTGGACACCAGCAGCGCGTCGGTGCCGCCCGTCGGCGTGGTGGTGCCGTCGTTGTAGGTTGCTTCCTCCTTCAGGAGGATGGCGGTGTTGCGGATCAGGCGGTTGGCCATGGTCAGGTCTCCAGTGCGGGAATGGTTTCAGCGGCCGGCCAGGCCAGGCCTGCAGCGGCTGCGGTCGGGGCGTCGGCGGGGGTCAGGCCGCCGTCTGCGTCGCGCAGCCAGTGGCCGCCACAGGGCGGGTTCAGCTCCACGCCATCGACGGGCTCGATTCGCGTTTGCTGCATGTTGGTCATCCTCGTTGCACCCAGCGCTCGACAGAAAACCCATCGCGCCAGATGGTGGTGCCGTCGATGTAGTCGGCGATGTCCCCGGCGACGAACCGCACGGCGCCGCAGTCGGCATCCGGAGTCCAATTCACCAGCGCTGCCTGTACCGCCAGCCGCAGCGTTTGCAGCGCAGCGGCTGACTTGCCGCCGCTGGCGTCGCCGGCGTGACGCACGATCAGCAGCACGTCAAACGTGCACTCGTGACGCTGTGTATGGCGGCCGTAGGTTGGAGACGCTTCGGCTCGCTCGCCGACCGGCAGTACGTAGGCCGCCGGTGTGCTGCGCGGCAGATCGGCAAGCGCGGCAAAGTCGGCCAGCGTGCCCACCAGCGTAAGCTGACTGCCGATTTGCGCGCGCAGGCGGTCGGCAGCGGCGATGCTGAGGTCGATCACTGCCGCCCCCTGTCCGCAAAGTGACGCGCCAGCGCGTCGCGGATAATCTCACCGTACTCTCTGGACAGGCCTCGTTCGCGCGTTGCCAGGAACGGGCGAGCCGGGATCTTCACCGCCCAGCCGGCAGCGTTGGTGCCCCACTTGGCTGTGGCGCGCTTGTGGCTGTCCTTGGCGAAGCGCGTGGACAGGTAGCTGGTGCCGTCCTTACGAGTTGCCTTGACCTGGCGCAGTCGAACGAGCTGCGAGCGCGCAGCGAAGTTGATGGCACCGCCGAATTGGTGGATAGCGGCATAGCGCACATTGGTGCCGACCTCAACGCCGGCGCCGCCGAGCAGACGATAGGTGACGCTGTTGCGCAGCCGGCCTGTGTCAAGCAACGGCTTCACGCCGCCGCCCCCCGTGCCTTTGCGTCGGCGCGCAATGGTGCTGGCCTTCAGTCGCTCCCAAAGCGAGCCATACGGGTCCTTGCTGTCCCGAAATCGCATCTGCGCGTCAGCCACGATGTTGGCGCCGATTTCGAGGAAAGCCGGCCCAAGATTGGCCGCGCGAGCGCCAAGATGTGCCAAAGCGCGATGAGCTGCGCCAGAGTCGACGTGAATCTCGATCTTCACGGCTGCCAAACCTGCGCGAAAGCCGCGCCGAAGGTGCCGCCCTCGGCATAGGGGCGCACGGCACTGGGGCCGTGCGCGTCGGTCTTGGGTGCGACGATGGCGCCACCGCTGCCGATGAGCGGCAGCTTCCCTTCGGCCACGGCCGCCAGCCACTTCAGCGCGTCTTCGTAGTGCTGACGCACAGACTCGGGAGCACCCAGGTCGTGCAGCATGTAGCGCGCAATGTCGCAGGCAATGCGAACGATGTCGGTTGGGTACGTCGGCGCCAGCGGCACGCTGTAGCGCGCGCATAGGTAGCGGTCGACGATACCGTCAGCGTCGGCCAGCGCGCGGTCGAGCACGTCGGCGTCGATCTCGCCAAGCGCCGGCAGCTCACGGTCGGTGAGCTGCTGGATCTCGACCGTGCCGAAGCGGTCGATCATGTCGGCCTGGCTGGCGTAGGCCATGGCGACGATCAGCCCAGCGGCGCCTCG